CCAAGGTGGCCTCCTATGCTGTGGCGGTCACGGGGTCACCGCGCCGATCGTGGTTGGGTAGGTGAGGATGCCGCGCCAGCAGGGCTGTTTCGTGTCCGGATCGCGATCTGGTCCGATCGAGCGCGGGCGGCTGAACCAAATGCCGAGGCCGGATGAAGCGGCGCGTGCGGCGCGGTTGAGGAAGACCCCCTCGCAGGCGAGCCATAAGATCTCGGCCTTCGCGTCGGTCGCGTCATAGGCGGTGATGCCGAGCACGCCGTCCCGGATCGGCATCTGCGTCCGAGCAGGACTGTCGAGCACGGAGACCACCACGAACGGGATGTAGCCGCCAGGGCCCCGCGCGTCGCCCTGCGTCGTGCCCACCGTGCCCAGCGGCTCGACCGGGCGGATGCGCCGGACGCCGTACTGGTCGACGCCGACGATCGCGATCACGCCCGCGTCGGCCGAGAGCTCGGCGACGGCGGCCTGGAGCGGCGACAGCAGCGTCATCCCGGCACCGCCTTGATCCGGGCGGCGATGTTGTCCGGGATGAGCTGGGCCGCCCCGGGAAGGCGCGCATCGAACGACGGGAGCAGCGTCGGGCGGGCCTGCATCTTGACCGTGCCGAGCTCCACGAGGTGCGCGAGCGGTGAGGCGACCCAGACGCCGAGGACGACCTGGTCCTTAGGCGTCCGCATCGCCCGCGGCTTGCCGGTGCCACCCTCGTCGCCGCCGACCTTCTTGCCGAGCGCGTACACCACGAACTTGCCCTGGTCGGCCATCATCGGCACGCCCCTGGCCGCGGCCGTCTCGGGATCCCGCGGAGCGTTGGCCGCGTAGTCGGCGACGATCTGGGCGCCGATCGCGATGAGGCCGTCGGCGATCCCCAGCTGCGCGGCATCGAGGGCGGCGCGGTTCATCACCACGCGGTTGGCGCGGTTCTGCAGGACACGGGCGGAGGGGACGGGGGGCGAGGGCATCAGGCCACCGCCTGCAGCGCAAGCTCGAAGTGATGACCCTGCCCACCGGCGTCGGCGATCTGGAGGACGTCGTGTCGAACACCCGGCATCTCGGCCGCTTCGATCCAGTCGCCGGTCGAAAGTCCGGCCAACGGTCGCAGGTAGCCGACGTGGGAGCCGATCACCGCCCCGCCTTGGCTCGCCAGCGCCACCTCGCGCGCCGATCGCGGCTGGATGCGACCGCGCACCGTGGCGAACGACGTGGGAGCGAACACGGGCTGGCCGTATTCGTCGAGGGACTGCACGCCGGCGTCTTCCAGCTCCACGACCGCGTCGCCGGAGTCATGGTCGAAGGCGAGAGCCTGCGTGAGCGTGACGACGAGACTGGCGACCGACGCCACCTGCCGGGCCTCGGCCTCGCCGGCGTCGCCGATGCGGAACCAGTCGCCAGCCGTGACATCGGTGGCCGATCCGATGGTGATCGCGAGCGACCCGGCCGCCACGTCCGCAGTCAGCGTCGTCGAAGCGCCTCCCGCCTTGTCCGCGCCACCGGTCATGACCGGCGCGAGGCGCTTGATCGTGAGCGTGTGCCGGAGCAGGCTGTCGAAGCTCATTCGTCGGTTTCCGCCCGGGGATCCAGGAGCCCGGTGTCCGCGTGGATGGTGATGACGGCGGGGCGGCCGGCAGCCTCCCGGATGATCCGGCGCTCGGCGCGGGTGACGTAGAGCGAGCCGCCGCTGGGAGTCGGCTGCTGGGCCTGGTAGCCGTAGGTCCCCATGTTCTCGCCGGTCAGCTCGCCCGGGTTCTCGAGCGACCGCCGGATCATCTGCGCGGCGACCGCGACGATCGTGCCGGGAACGCCAGTCGGGAAGCTCGTCACGTTGGCGAAGTCCGTGCGGGCGACCTGATTGACCAGCGCGGAGGCGTCGTCGATCAGGGCCGTGACCTGGGTGAGCTTCGCTCCCGTGAACGTCTCACCCAGGCGTGCCTCGAGCTGCGCGACCGTGATCAATGGATCTGGCATCGGGCGATGGCGCGGTCAGTCCGCGTCGCTCGCCGCCGATGCGGCCGCGGCTTCATCGGCCAGACGCTTCTCCTCCGCCGCGATCACCTTCACCAGCTCGTCGGCCTTGCCCTTGGCTGGGATCCCGAGGGCCTTCGCCTTCTGCTTGAGTTCGGCGTATGCCGTGAGTGCCGAGGCCCTCGGTCGGGCCGGCTTCGAAGCGCTCGACTCGCCGTAGTTGCGGATGTCCGGATGCTCGGCGGCGGACTCAGCCGCGCGACCCTCAAGCATCGTGGGCATGCCACGGTTGAGTGTCCGACCGGCGATGGAAAGGCTCGCGCTGGTCCCTTCGTAGACAAACAGCGGCATGGTCGTACTCCTTGTGGTGGAGAACGCGGGCGGGACCCTTGCGACCCCGCCCGCGTTCGTTGATCGATCAGGAGCCGGTGATCTTCACCGCGCGCACGAGCTGGACCATGCCAGCCGCCTGGACGGTGCCGGCCGTGATGTCCGCGCTGAACAGGGCCGCTGAGCCACCCGCCGTCTCGGACACCTGGAAGGTGTTCGCGGCGAGGTTCGCGGCGATCACGTAGTAGACCCGACCGGTGGTCAGGCCGGTCCCGCCGGTGAGGGCGGTGAACACGACCCTGTCGCCGGCGACGAAGCCGTGCGCAGTAGCGTCGATGATGTCGTCCGCGGCAGCCGACGTGAGGAGCGTGACCGCTGCGCCGAGGACGTCCTCGGACGGCACCCAGACGCCGTTGGCGTCGAAGTAGCCCTCGTCGGTCACGGCCGCGACGCCGAGCCAGGAGTCGAAGATCGTTCGGTCCTCGACGGTGTCGAGGTCGAAGCCGCGGACCAGCCGCATCGCAAAGCCGTCCTGGGAGCGCATCGTCCCGAAGGCGGCACCGGCCGGGACTGCGGGCGCCTTGTTGGAAAGCGCGTACCCGGTCCGGTGATAGGCGAAGGCTTCGTCCGGAGCGAGCTCGGGTGCGGTCACGATCGTGAAGCCGCCCTTGCGGCCGATCGTCGCGTCGGCGAGCGCGGTGCCCCCGTCCCCGGACTCGTTCGCCTTGACGAACAGGTCGGTCGACAGGAGCGCGGTCTCGATCGACGCACCGACCGCCAGGAAGCGGTCGCCGGCCGGCACGTGGGCCTTGTTCAGGTACTCACGCGCGGCGAGGATGATGTCCACCCAGGCGTCGCCCGTCGCGTACGTGAAGGCGATCGACCGCGCATAGGTCGCCGCGGCCATCGCGGCCGCCACGCGCGCCGTGATCTCTTGGACGATGCCCGAGGCGATCGGGTTGAGCACCTGGACCCCGAAGTCACGGATGTCGAGGTTCATCTGCTCGTCGGTGATCCCGACATCCTTGTAGATGTCGGTGTCGAGCGTCAGGTCCACCTTGCGCTCGTTCAGGGTGTCCTTGGTCCGGGTGGTGCCCGAGCGCAGGACCCGGGTCCGGGCCGGCGCGTAGGCCGGCAGGCGGACACTGATGGTGTCGTCCTTGGCGCCGGCGAAATCGCCGACGGGGTCGCGCCACACGGTGCGCGGCAGCGCGCTCTCGCGGGTGAGGAGACCGAGCGCGGTGCTGACGATCCGCTCGGCTGTCAGGAACGGCATGGTTCGTTGCTCCTATCTAGCCTCGCGGAATGAGCGCCGCGAGCTTTGTGGGGTCGTTCTCCTCGGGCTCGGCGTCCGGCGCCGTTCCCGATCGCAGGCTCTCGCGAGGCCGACTACGATCGGGCGTGCCGCCCGAACCGCCCTTGTCGCCCTCGCCCTGCTTGTCCGTGCCATTGCCGCTCGGCTTGAGCTGCGCCATGAGCTCGTCGGCGTCGGCCTCGATCTCTTCGCGCGTCTCACCCATCAGGCGGGCTGCCAGCGTCGGGCTGAGTCCTTTGGCAGCCGCGACCTCGAGCCTGTCGGCTCGGAGCTCGGCAGCCTTCGCCCGTGCGTCGGCAGCAGCTTCCTTGTCCTTGGCCCGCTGGATCTCCGTCTTGTCGGCTTCCTCGGCCTCGGACAGGCGCTGTGCGGCGCCGGCGTTCTTCTTGGCCTCCGCCTCGAACTTGCGACGGGCGGCCCTTTCCTTCGCGAGGGCATCACGCAGCCCCGCAAGGTCGTTCTCCTGGTGCTCGGGCGTCTCGCCCGCGTCGTCATCGGGCGTCTCGCCCTTGGGCTTCTGATCGGGCGTCTCGCCCGCCTTACCGGTCATCACGACCTCCTGTTGGGGCAGCCGTCACGGCCGCCGATGGATTGGATCAAGAGCGCCCTCATCGGGCGCCATTTCCGTTCATGGCGACGGGCATGGCCGTCGGGCCGACGACACCGGCCGCGGCTGCCGCGCGGGTCTGCACCTTGGAACTCCAGCGCTGAACGTCCTGCTGGCTCACGCCCGGGATCCGTTCCCAGAGCTCGTCGGCTGGCACGCCGAGCATCTGCGCGATCTTCCCGAGACCGTCGACGGTCGCCGCGAAGCTTCGGGCGGTTGTGTCGCGCCAGACCACCTGGGCATCGGCGGGGACCTCGAGCTTCGCCAGTCGGCCGGCGAGGGCAAGCGTCTGCTCGTGGCTCTCGCCGATCGTGGTCTGGCGATCGGCTACCTTGCGATCTCGGCCGGCCTCCGCCGCGGCTAACGCCTCGGCCGAGAGGTTGACGAGATCGCCGATCAGCTCGTGCGCCGGCGTCTGAGAAAGCGACGCGGCCTGCCGGAAGCTCGCCTCGCGGCTCTTGAGGTAGCCGTCGAGCGGGGTGGCCTCGAGGTCGCCGATCTTGACCTGGTCGGGCGCGTCCTCGAACGTCAGCCACTGCGACGCGCCCATCTTCATGCGGGTGTTCTCGTCGGGCGCGAGCCAGCCGATGATGTATCGCTGCCGGAACGCGGCGTAGTGCTGGGCAATGAGCAGGTTGAACGTGATGAGGTCGATCTGGTCCTGGATCGTCATCAGGCCCGCGACCTGGCCGATGACCTGGCGGTCTTGCGCGTAGGCGCCGGCCTCGGTCTCGTTCGTCGGCTCGTCGTCCCAGTCGGGATCCTGGACCTCGAGGTAGCGGACCACGGGTGTCGTTCCGGCGTCGTGGCGCTTCCCCTCGACGTACTCGAACTTGCCCGACCCGTCGTGGCGCACCAAGTGGACCGTGGCCTCGTCGTACAGGCGCCAGGGGCCCTTCGGTCGCCGCTCGAGCGCGAACACCGGCCAGTCGGTCTCGTCGTCGTACATGGCGGTGAGCCGCCGCGGTGACAGGCCGCGGATCACGGGCACGGGCTGGCCGGGCGTGACGACCGCGTACGCGACGCCGTAGGCGAGCACCGCGCGATGAACAACCGCCTGGCGGGCGTCGAGCTGGTTGGCCTGCCACACGTCCCAGACGGCGGCGTTGTCGGCCTCGCGTTCGGCGCGGAACCCCTCGACGGCCAGGCTCTGGGCGAGGCTCTCGACGACGATCCCGATGACGTTGACCCGCGACAGGCGGGCGAGGATCTTGACCTCGGCCGGTGATGCGGTAGGAATGACCGCGGGGAGCTTCTGGCGGCCCATCCAGTAGCGTCGGACCTCGTCGAGTCGCCGGCGCTCGGTCTCGCTCACCGCAAAGAGTTCACGGGCACGCGTAACAGCCTGCTCGGGGGTGAGCGCCATGGCGCTAATGGGACGACCGGTCGCTGCCCGCGTCCATGTGATGTTTCACATCAGAACGACGCCTTGCCTGTTTTCCGTTTGCGCGACTTGCCGCTGTTGAGAACAGCGCGGCGTCCGAGCCGGGCCCCGACCATCGACACCGCGTAGTCGACGTGGTGGTCCGAATCCTTGCTCCGCTTGCCCAGGCTGATCCCGAACTGGTTGGGCCGACGGCGAGCGTTGTGGACGTGTAGCCGCAGGATC